GCATCTTACGCTTTGTTATTAGAAATAATTGCAAAAGCGACAAATATGGTTCCTGATGAATTGATTGGTAACTTAGGTGACACACATTTATATTCCAATCACATCGATCAAGCAAAAGAGCAATTGACACGAGAACCAATGCCATTATCTCAATTGAATATTAACACGGAGTTTTGGCCAACCGAAGGCGGAGAAGGCGGAGAAGGCATATTAGATGCAGTAGCAGTATTTAAAGGATTTAAAGATGATAACTTCTGCAGATGTTTAATAGAAGAAGATATTCAGTTAAGTAATTATCAATCACACCCAGCAATTAAAGCACCTTTAAGCAACTAGAATATGTTTATCGCAGAAGAAAAACTAAAATCGATAGGATTTTCCAATGAGCTAGATCTTACTGATATCAATGATCCCCTAGCAATAAATAGAAAATTGGTAGCCAGAATACTATCTGCATCTAATGCAATAGCATTTTTAGGCAGAAACGGATACGCAAATTACGTTTCAGTTGATACTAAATATCTAAACGAAACTAACTCTAGATATGTTGGGGATCTTAAAGTTGTCGAATCTACGGGAGATAAAGTTATAGTCGGATCAGACAAGTTTGAAGAAAAAATAGAATTTAAAATCAAGAATGCAGGATAATAAAAAATTAGTAATTGAAGAATTCGAATCACTCAAAGGCCAGTTTGTCGTAGCAGGTGATTGGAAGGTTAAAAGAATTGTCGGAGTTGTAGAAGACGACATGGATTATTATTGGCTTTTCTACGATGGAAGAAAGTTTTCTTTGGATTCTTGTCTTTGTAGAATAGTGGCACTAAAAGGTAAAATAGATGATAAGGATTATAATGAATTTGTAAGGCTAGCTTACTTAAATCATTACGATCTTATAGGATACCATTGTAAGGAAGAGAATAAGGAAGAAGCACTTAAATGCTGCGAAGAGCACAAAAAAGATCTTCTAGAAAATTTACTAAAAGAACAAGAAAATAAAAACTCTCTACTTACTGAGATATGCTGGAAATTAAATAAAATAGAATAAAGTGGAATTATTAAACACACACCCGATTAAAAAATCTGATCTCGGTTTTCATGGTAATCTTTTTGGCGGTAAACTCTTGGCGTGGATAGATGCAGCAGCAGCAGGTTATTCTATGCAGATGTGCGATACCCCTAGAATGGTAACAGTATCAATAGACAAATGTAACTTCGAGAAACCTGCAAAAGAAAGTCAGCTCCTTAAAATATATGGGTTTCCCACCAGTGTCGGTAATTCATCAGTAACCCTTTATATGGAAGCAAGAGCACATAATGTATACACGGGAAAACAGGTTCTAGTTTTAAAAACACATATTAAATTCGTACATATAGACGAGGAAGGAAATCCTATTCCTATTGGAGAAAAAGGTAGGAACAGAATAAATATAATGATCGAATCGCAGGTTATTGACGATAATAAGTAGAATATGGAAAAAGTAAGAATATATTTAGATGATATAAGAACCCCTCTGGAGACAGATTGGATTATATGTAGGAATTACGAAGAATTTGTACAAAAGGTTAGCGACACAGGTCTCGAAAATATAGAATTGATTTCTTTAGATCACGATTTAGGGCAAACTGCAATAAGGGAGTATTTTAAGAATACTTCTAAAAACTATATTATCGATTACAATAATATTCATGAAAAAACCGGATATGATTGCACAAAATGGATAGTTAATAAGAGTATAGACGAGGAGATAGATTTACCAACAATAACAGTACATAGTGCAAATCCAGTAGGATCTGCCAATATGATGGGGTACATTAATAATTATCTAAAGAATAAGAGACTTCCTCAGAATTGTATAAGAGTACAGATTCCTCACACTGTTTAAATATATACTACAATGGAACTAATAAAAAGAATATCATCAGCAATACTTTTAGCTCTCCTTATAGCTTTACCATTAGCATTTTTAGAAGCTTTAATGATCTATTGTATTATCTCCATATACGAGATCCCTTACTTCATTAATTTCCAATATTATCAAATTCTTGGATTAAGCTTCATTTACATGATGACTAGAAATAGAATTAAGATGAGAGACGAGAATACTACAAATAAGGATTTCATAAAAGAAATATCAGGACCGAGTATAAACAGATTATTTAGAGTTATATTTGTTTGGTCAGTAGCTTTAATGATTCACCAAATTTTTTTTAAATAACTTATTTTGATATCTACCTTATTAACGATAGTAATACCGTGTAAAGACTCGGTACACGAGCTAAAATCAACTATAGAGAATATAGTTACCCAAACAAAAATAAATTCCACAAGGGTATTAGTTTTAGATCTAGGTTCTAAAGATGGATCCTATCAATATGCAGCACAAGCATCATCTGAATATATTAGAACTTTAAAAATAGAATCTATAAAATACGATCCTAGTAAAATTTGGGAAACTATTAATAATATAAATAGTCTTTACGTTCTTTCTGTATTACCAGGAACAAATTTTAAATCTAATGATTTTATATTGGATAGTTTAAACAATATCCTATCCGAAGAAAATATCTACATTTTTCCTTTTCCTAAAAAAAGAAGTATTAAAGAAATACTTTTCCCACGCAAAAGCTTGATTCTAGGAAAAACCAATATATCGTCATTATTGATTCATAAGAACTTTTTTAATTCTATAAAATTCGATACAGGAACTCGTATAGATATTGACAAGGGAATTATCAACAAAAATATTAGAATAGTTAATAGAGAAATAAATTCTCCCTTTAAATAAGAGAGAATTTATATTTTTTTAGCTTCCTTTCTGTTAATTGAATTTCAGATTGTACGCTTTTCCATAAGATGTCCACAGGCTTATTTATATCTCCACCATCTTTATGAACTGATGCGATAAATTTAACCCAGAGTTTGAATTCTCTCTCGTCTCTTACGTCAATTCCTTCCATCTTGAAGGAATTTCTTTTTGATTCCATTATCATTAAATTTAGTTAAACTTAGATATATTCCTTAATATCTTGAGGCTAAATTAACAATAAGATGTTAATAAAAAAAATAAAATCGCGTTTTTTCAAAGATTTTCTAAATTGTTGAAAGAATCTTTTGCTTTTTTTGCCTGTACGGCATGTTCATATAACTCCTGAGAAACGAAATATTCTATTGCTTTATCCATTGCTGTTGGTATATCGCTTTTCTTCATGTATATCTTAGAATAGACTTCGTTTTCCCAATAGAATTCTAGGAAAGCTTCTTCTTTTTTTGTGCTATTTAATAGTCTTAAAGCAGTTTCAACGGATCTTTTATAAACCTCCTCTGGGTTTTTAACCAACCAATCTTCTAAGTAATCCGGATTAACTTTGTTTTTCATTACTGTTGTCATATTAAATCTTACCCCGTTAATCTGGTTTTGTTCCGAAACAATTTACTAATACATAAATAAGATTTAAAACAATTTACATTATGTGGGAAAATACAGAAGACATTGCTAGAATTACATTACCAAGAGTTATTGGGCATTTAGAAAACGAGATTAAAATCAAAACCCTAGATGATGCAATGAAGTTTGAACTTCTAATGAATATTTATAAAAAATACTCTTGGAAAGAAATTGATGAAGCTTTAGAAAATAGTATTATTAAGATCTAATGGAAGAAAAGAAACTAGTTTTTATATCGGATACTCATACGAAGCACAATATAATAGATGTTCCAGATGGTGACTTTATTATTCATTGTGGTGATGTTTCGTATAGAGGATCAGAAAATGAAATCATAGACTTTTCAGATTGGTTCTCTTCATTACCTCATAAACACAAAATAATGATTCCTGGCAATCATGATTTTCTTTTCGAAAGAGATTATGATAAAGCAAAGAATATAGTAGAGTCAAGAGATATAATATGTCTTATAGATTCTGGTGTTGAGATAGAAGGAATAAAATTTTGGGGATCTCCTATAACTCCGTGGTTCCACAGCTGGGCTTTTAATAGATATAGGGGATCAGAGATTGAACACCATTGGAATAAAATCCCAGATGTTGTAGATGTTCTATTAACTCACGGGCCTCCTGCTTATATGGAAAACTATTTGTCAATGGTTATGGAGGGTGAAGATGTTGGATGTGAGGATCTATACAATACAATCAAGAAGAGAGTTAACCCTAAAATAAGCGCGTTTGGGCACATACACGAGGGCTACGGACTTCATGCTGATGATCAAACTATATTTATAAATTGTAGTGTCTTAAATAGAAGATATGAGCCAACAAACAGACCAATCGAAATCAGATTTTCCGAAGGAAAGTTTTCTACTTATTGACGAGTTACAAAAAGGAACGGATTCTTCCGGATTCTTTAGAAAACTCCTAGTAACTAAAAAGTACCTAAAGTTTGACGCTAAGAAAATAAAAGGCGAGACTTGTTACGATGCTTATTATAAGGATTTTGAAAACGAGAAAGGATTAAAATACACGATCTATTGTTACTGTTACGATCTTAAGGATATGGTTGAAAACCCGGAAGCATTTGAATTTTGTTTCGAAGTACAGATGGAAACAGGAAGGGGAGTAATAGGCATAGAAACTATACAATGGGATTTTAGAAAGAATGTAGATTCTTTAATCAATATAGAATTCTTTGAAAAAAAGATAGAACAAATATTGGAATCATTTGATTCAATCAATTTCCCAACATAAAATTTAAAATTATGGATTTAAAAAATTATCTAAACATTTACGAAGGTGATACTACATCACTTAAAAGAGCAACAGTTAAAAAAGGTGTAGGCGATATGTCATGGATGAAACATATATTCGTTCCTTTGCAAAATGGCGATGCAATTTATCTTCATCCAGATCAAAGCGACGTGTCTGGGCATTACTTAAAGATTATACATTCAGAGAATAAATGTATATCAGTTTTCAATAAGACCTATTTTGAGATATTAGATTAAAATTCAAAGAGTCTTTTGATTCCTCTATATTGGTTTGATAAGGACTCTTTTAATCTAGTAATTGAAATTTCGAATTCTCTTCCGAAAAGTTTTGGTGCTTCTTTGTATGATTCCTGTCTTTCGTCATTAGAATCCTGTGTAAATTGCCAGCTAAAAGAAATTTCATCAGGTACATTAAAGCCATAAAATTCATAAACTTGCTTTTGTGTTTCTAAAACTTCGGATTCATTCCAGTTTTGTCCTATGATAACACACCCTGCATCTATTCCTTCCACTATGTTTATATCTTCTAATGTGGATGCCCTATTTTCAATCCAGTTTAATCTTTCAATTAACTTCTGATAAAAAGCGTTTGCTTGACCCCACCTAACACTTATAAAGAAAACAACAGCTTCTGATTCAAAAAGTTCTTTGGAAACCTTCCAAAGTTCATCTTCTTTATTATTAAGAGAAGCCCAGCATCTATGATTTCCTGAAGGATCCTTCTCTTCGTCATTTAGTTGTGCATCTTTAACCCCGCAATTATTACCATCAACACCAGATACATTACCTTCGCAAGGGAATATCTTTAATTTTGGTATTTCCAAAAGAGTTACATCAGTTGTCCCTTTAAGTTTTTTCTGAATATCCATCGCAAGAAGAGTAGATTTAGGAATCTCCTTACTCCCTTCCCATCTGTTGGAGGTTGTTAAAAATAGCACTTTCTGCTTACCTGAAAGATACTCTATTAATTTCTCTAATTGTTCATTTGGCATATTGTATATATCCACGAATTATTTTCCAAGTTTTAGTGTATAATATATACAATAAAATAAGCTGTCAAATTGATTGGATTAGTAATAACGGGGAGAACATACAACCCAGAAACATACGAGATTTCTATAAACCCGGTACTTGCTAAAGTCATAGATACAGGCATTTCAAGTTTAAGATTCTGGACGGGTTACAATAGAGAACAATTTTCAGCTTCTGTTGATTTTTTCTATTGTGCAGAATGGAATGGTACATTATTTTCTACAGATAATATAGTCAGAATACCTGCATGTTTAGTAACAGGTGTAACCAGTGCTACTATTGATACATCTATATCTGATTTAGTTAGTGGTATTCCTAATTATTTCTCTAAAGATAATCCTTTTGCATCCCCTGAATTAACACAAAAAACCGCTGGTGTAATAGCTAAGGTTAAATGTCCGATCATTTATTTCAAAAACAATGATAGAAATAATTCTGTAGCTGGTGTTTCTGATTTTCTAATGTGCTACCCAACGGCAACTATTTCTCCTACTACATTTGACACAAATTCAATAATATTCTTTGACGAATCAAAGTCAACTTTTATATCACCTACATTTATACCTCCAGTTCCCTCCGGTGGTGGTACTTCTGGAACTAGTGGTACTTCTGGAACTGGATCAGGCACAGGCTCAGGAACATCAGGTTCATCGGGAACAAGCGGAATAGGAAGCGATGGATCCTCTGGATCATCAGGTACGTCAGGAGTGGCGGGAACATCTGGAACATCTGGAACATCCTTCTACGGTGTTACGAGCGGGACTAGCGGGGTGGGAACTTCAGGTTCATCTGGTTCATCAGGATCAAGTGGTACTTCTGGTACTTCTGGTGGAATAGGACCAAGTGGAAGTCCTGGATCTTCTGGATCAAGTGGAACTAGTGGAACATCTGGAGGAATAGGACCCAGCGGAAATTCAGGATCTTCAGGATCAAGTGGTACTTCAGGTACTTCAGGTACTTCAGGAGGAATAGGACCTAGCGGAAGTCCAGGAGCTAATGGTAGCTCAGGAACTTCAGGAACAAGAGGAACTAGCGGAACTTCAGGATCTAGTGGATCTTCTGGTGAAAGCGGAACGAACGGAAGCTCCGGATCTAGTGGGTCTTCAGGAACGAGTGGAACCTCCGGGTCTAGTGGAAATTCAGGATCCAGTGGTTCATCAGGAACAAGTGGAATTTCTGGATCTAGCGGTACTTCAGGATCTAGTGGATCTTCGGGAACGAGTGGATCTTCGGGAACGAGTGGAACTTCGGGAACGAGTGGAACTTCGGGAACGAGTGGAACCTCCGGGTCTAGTGGAAATTCAGGATCCAGTGGTTCATCAGGAACAAGTGGAATTTCTGGATCTAGCGGTACTTCAGGATCTAGTGGGTCTTCAGGAACAAGTGGATTATCAGGTACTAGTGGATCATCAGGTACTAGCGGAACTTCAGGAACAAGTGGAACATCTGGTAGTTCCGGAACAAGTGGAACGTCGGGCTCAAGCGGATCTAGTGGAACCAGTGGAACCAGCGGTAGTTCAGGAACAAGTGGATCTAGTGGTAGCTCAGGTACATCAGGAAGTAGTGGTAGTTCAGGAACGTCTGGAAGTAGTGGTAGCTCTGGAACAAGTGGTACACGAGGAACGTCCGGCTCAAGTGGAACCAGTGGAACTAGCGGTAGTAGCGGAACATCGGGTAGCTCAGGAACTAGTGGAAGTAGCGGAACTCGTGGAACTAGTGGAACTAGTGGAACTAGTTTCTACTGGCAAGGAACATGGAATGGAAGCAACGTTTACCAAATAAACGATCTTGTTGAATTTCTTGGAAGCACTTATATTGCAATAGCATCTTCTATAGACATTAATCCATCAGAAGGTCTGGGCGTTCAATGGCAGTTATTTGCTGCTGGCGGAACAAACGGTACAAGCGGTAGCTCTGGAACATCAGGTAGCTCTGGAACTCGCGGTACAAGCGGTAGTTCAGGAACAAGTGGAACTTCGGGATCAAGTGGTAGTTCAGGAACAAGCGGAACAAGTGGAAGTAGTGGAACTTCAGGTTCTAGTGGTAGTTCAGGAACATCAGGAACTAGTGGTTCTTCAGGAACTAGTGGAACATCTGGTTCTTCAGGAACAAGTGGTAGTTCAGGAACAAGAGGAACTTCTGGAAGTAGTGGTACTTCAGGAACAAGTGGTACTTCTGGTTCAAGTGGTACTTCAGGAACAAGTGGAACATCAGGTTCTTCAGGAACAAGTGGAACTTCGGGATCAAGTGGAACAAGTGGTTCATCAGGAACGAGTGGTTCAAGTGGAACATCAGGAACGAGTGGTTCTTCAGGAACAAGTGGTAGTTCTGGAACATCAGGAACAAGTGGTACTTCAGGAACAAGTGGATCTAGTGGAACGTCAGGTTCTTCAGGGACTAGTGGAACATCAGGTTCAAGTGGAACAAGTGGTTCTTCTGGTACATCTGGATCTTCTGGTACAAGTGGTAGTTCTGGAACTTCCGGTACTTCAGGATCTAGTGGTACATCTGGTTCTTCAGGATCTAGTGGTACATCAGGAACAAGTGGTACATCTGGTTCTTCAGGAACAAGTGGTACATCAGGAACTTCTGGATCAAGTGGTACATCCGGAACTTCTGGTTCTTCGGGAACATCAGGAACTTCTGGATCAAGTGGAACTTCTGGATCAAGTGGAACTTCTGGAACATCAGGCTCAAGTGGTACTTCAGGCTCTTCAGGTTCCTCTGGAACAAGTGGTTCTAGTGGCTCTTCTGGATCTAGTGGAACTTCAGGCTTAAGTGTCTCCGCAAGTTTTATGAGGGGATCTCGTTCAGCTCAACAGACTACAGGCTTAACTGCTAATAGTTTAGTTGTTTTTACTCAAACGGATATTTCAACAGGATCGGATATTTCATTAAACACTAGTACAGGACAGATTACACTTGCTGCTAATAAAACGTATAGAATTTTAGGACAAGTTCCTAATATAGTTAGCAGTGGGGGAAGCATGGCACTTTGCTGGTATAATGAAACCTCGGGCGCTTATATAGGTAGTCTATCATCGACATACTCACCCACTAATGGTGCTGCTTATGCAACTTTTGGTGGTCCCTCTGAAGTAATATTGTCCACCGCTTCATCTACAGTAATATCTTACAGAATAACAACCAACAATTCAGTAACAGCACTGGGGGGAAATAGCGATTTTGCCACTGCAGGATCATACCCATGGTTTGACATAGAAGTTATTTCTGGATATTCTCCTCTTATAAATGGAACATCGGGAACATCAGGATCAAGTGGATCTTCAGGAACAAGTGGATCTTCAGGAACATCAGGATCTTCAGGAACAAGTGGTTCAAGTGGATCTTCAGGAACATCAGGTTCAAGCGGATCTTCTGGTTCATCGGGTACTTCAGGTACTTCCTTTACAGTATTAAATAATACAGATAACAACGTTCTAACAGCAACCGGTGTTTCTGGTCAAGCCAACGGTGAATCTACATTAACGTATGATGGAGTAACTCTTAAAATGCTTGCACAGTCTGGAGATGAGGGTGGGGAAATATTCTTAAACAAACCGGTTACCAATACATCTATCAGCACTGGTGTTACGATTGACCTCTATCAAAATAGACTTCGAATCTTTGAATCTGGAGGTTCTGCTAGGGGTGCTTATATTGATCTGACAACACAAACCGCTGGGGTTGCTACAAACCTTTCACCAAATGCTTGGCTTTATGTAACAAGAAACACGAATCAAACAATAGGATCAGGTAGCTGGGCGAGTAGGGATATTGTTTTCAATAATCAAGTCTATTCTAATAACATATCATACAACACATCAACTGGAATAGCAACTCTAACAGCGGGAACCTATAGAATAACAGCAAGACTATCTTGGAGTATGGCTGCTAATTATTTATTACAGTTTTCTTTGTTTGACACCTCAAACAATCAATTGGGTCCAACTGTTGAACAGATACAGCCAACCTCCGGTAGTTATAATACCAGTGATGCCACTCTTGATATGATATACGATACAGCATCTACGATAGACGTTAAAATTAGAACATTAAGTACCACCACAGCTCTATCCGGTGAGTACATTAGAGGAGATTTGAATACACAGTTTATTATACATAAGCTTTGATAATATTTAAGATATATAAGTCATGAATCATATCCAATTATTCGAGAATTTTAACCAGGGGATGAGAAAGGAATTTACTGATTCTGAAATTCAATATTACCAGAAATTATGGGATTGGCTTCATGAGAAGTACAGATACAATAAATTCTTCTCTGGTCTTTGGGATAAAGTAAAGACAAAAAAATCACTATCAAACAAACAGTGGATTGAATTAGAATTTCTACTTAAAAACGGAAAATCTAGATACGAATCTGGTATTCTACCTAATAATTATTAAATTTACGAAACAAAACCTTAGTTTAATCTATAAAAAACAAAGGTTATTGTAATTTGAGATGGTAAGAAAAAGAAATTGGGGGGTATCAAATGTTTTTTCAGAAGCACATAGAAGATGTCTTCCTGGAAATTTTTGTTTGTGGGACGTAGACGGTTTTATGTTAGACGGAACAGGAGAACCCTGTGCTATTTATGAAGGCAAATTCAAAATGGCAAGTGTAGATAGAGGTAACTTTATAGAATCTTTTTATCACTCCAATAATCTACAATCATCTTTTCTACAAAAGATGTCTCAAGTAATACCAGTTTGGATATGCGAGGAATCAACTAATAATTGGTGGTATCTAAATAACACTATATTAGTCAAGGCAGAAAATCCTGAGATGGATCTTTATAAGACAGAGAATCGTATTTATGTTGAAGATATACTAACTTCCGGATTTTATCGACACAATCCATCTGGGATATTTGTAAGAACGGAAGGAGAAAAACCTTGTGATCTTGTTGGAATTGCTGAAAGACTAGCATATATTTTAAATGTACCGACAGTTCTAGTTAATGATATTTTCGAGGAAGGACAGGTACATTTTAAAAACCAGGATAAAGACATACAATTAAAATCCGAAGTTCTAGAATCTTTTGAAGGCGATTGGCTAGATGACTGGAAAAATCTAGAGATTGTCTAAGAAAATCCAAGAATAAACGGGTTATTCCGAAACTATGCATCCCCCTTTAGGTATGATAATAAAAGAATTTATATGCCTAAAAGTAGAGTAAGAAAGAAAAAAGGTAAACCGGTTAAATATACTCCGAAGCCTCAGGGAATATCAAAAACTAAAATGAAACACCTGATGGAGTTGATTGCAAAGCAACAAGAATTAATGCAAACCCAATCAACAGAAACTCCAGAAATTAGAGAAGGCGAAGGACAGCTTTTAATCGGTTCAGAATTTACTAAAAAGCTAAACGTGAATTCAGCGGCTGAAATTTTAGAAGGACCAGGATTATCCGATATTAAAGATGAAAAGGAGAACGAAGCGCAGCCTGAAGAAATCTTAGAAGCTCCTCAAGCTGATATTGAGGAAGGTCCGGTATCTAGTGATGTGGAATAATTCCACAAAACACATCTTTACTGATCCTTTAAATGGTTATATACCATATCAAATAATCAAAGACTAATGGATTCTATCAGCGATGAAAAATTAAACGAAGCAATAAATAGCAAAAAAACAACCCTTGTATGGTTTTCAGCTGAATGGTGCGGACCTTGCAAGATGCTAAAGCCAACTATTGAGAAAATTTCTACTGAACTTGCAGAGAGTTATAATTTTATAAAAGCCGAGGTTGGTACAGCAGAAGAAACCACAAAAAGATTTAATATTAGAAACATACCAACTTGTGTTTTAACTAGAGACGGCGAAGAAGTTGCAAGATTTTCAGGAGTAAAAAACGAGGAGCAAATAAAAAATTTCTTACAGGAGCACAATCCTATTTGAAACTTTTAGTATATTTGCAGGTATTATTAAAAAAAAGTTCTTTCACATACTTATTTTCTTGAAGCGGTTTAAATGGTTACTCCATACAATAAACGTCGAAAGGATTAGTTCTCCGGTTCTAATCTACACCAGGTCTCAGTACTGCTATAGATGAGGCGCTTTTATTTTCGTAAGGATTTAAAAGAAGAATTACAGTAGCTCGGTTTTATTCTCCTGACTAGAAATGCGGGAATGATTACCTCCCATAAGGAGGAACCACCTTTTAAAGATTTCTCAAGAAAGTATTATTAATAAAATAAACTCCGAAGCGGGAACAAGGATTACATCATTTACATTCTTATCAATTTAAACGAAAAACATCCTTGTTTATTTATTCTCGGTTTTTAAATTATTATTCTGAAGCGGGATAAAGAGTTACTTCACTACAATTACACGAAACAACGCTCTTTGTCAAAATACTCAGGATATAACTTTAAGGGGTTTGAACTACGGTTTAAACCCTTTTTTATTGCGTAAAAATTAAAAAATAAAATATATGTCAAGACTAAGCGAATTTGCTGACAAAAAAACAGCAATGCAAATTTTACAAAACTCCACTTACGGAGCACTAGGAGTGGAGAACTTCATGGGAGGAACATCTTATGTTTTATCGCCTCTAAACACTTTAAAGATTGTTGCTGCGTCTTCGATCTTTGGTGAACCACAATACTATAGAGACGGATTAGGTGCTCCTAAGAATCTTATCACTATCCTTGACTATTCTATATTAGCTCCTATGTTCAAATCCGAATCCGGAGCTTTAAAAGACGATATGAGCGTTGTAGATATATTTGAGGAAGCCATACAAGCATCATTGGACTTCGACTTTAAATCAACCTTGGATTTAGCATTAGAACTTCGTAACGAGTACTATATGCGTTTAAATCCTGCTGTAATATTCATGAAAGCGAGTATGCACGAAGGACGTCAGAAGTTTAACGAAGAAAATCCGGGATATATGAAAATGATAGGCAAGTCAATTGCTCTACGTCCAGATGATTTAACAAATCAGTTTGAATACTACATGTATAAGAACGGAAGCAAAAAAGGACTTTCCTCACTAGTAAAAAGAACTTGGGCAGAAAGACTTTCTGAATTCTCTAGATACCAATTGAATAAGTACAAAGGTAAAAGATTAATAGATCTTGTTCGTATTTCCCACGGTAAAAGCGAGGACATTAACGAACTAATGTCAACTGGTACATTAAAAATAACAGAACGGGAAAAAACTTGGGAGAATTTAAGATCTGAAAAGAAATCTTGGGAAGAGATCACAAATACTATCTTAATCCCTCACATGGCTCTTTTGAGAAACCTTAGAGGTATTTTTACTGAAGTTGAAGATCCTACAATTACTGCTAGAATTTTAACACAATTAAAATCGGGTGTTGTTAAGGGAAAACAATTTCCTTTTAGATATTGGTCTGCTTATAGAGCAGTAACAGATTCTCAGATCCACCACAAACAACTTGTTTTGGATACTTTAGAGGAATGTTTAGATATCTCTGTTGAGAATATGCCTAAGTTAAAAGGTAAAACAGTTTGTCTTTCAGATAACTCCGGATCTGCATGGGGAGCTTTCAATAGCGAATATGGAACAGTTACCGTGGCAGAAATTGCTAACTTGTCTTCTTTAATTACCTCACTACAATCCGATTCTGGAGAGGTTGGAGTATTTGGAGATAACCTTTCATTAAAAGGTGTATCTAAAAGAAACGGTCTTCTTACTCAATTGGATGAAACATCTAAAAGAGGTAAAGCTCAAGGAGGTGGTACAGAAAATGGTATTTGGGTATTCTTTGATGAAGCTATTAAAAATAAAGTCCATTACGACAACATCTTTATCTATTCAGATATGCAGGCAGGGCACGGAGGTCTTTTTGGACACAGAGAAACAGTAGGATCAAGTAAATTTATCCACCCGAAAGGAGGGGGAACACACGTAGACGTACTTGCTATGGCTCAGGAATACAGGGAAAAGGTTAATCCTAAAGTTAATTTATTTACTGTACAGGTGGGTGGCTACAATAACACCGTGCTTCCTGAAGCTCTTTATAGAGGAGGAATATTAGCAGGATGGACAGGTAAAGAACCAATATTTGCTAAAGCAATTATAGACATTTGGGATTCAGTAGAAGCCTAAATAAAACCATTATTTTAAATCCCTAGCAATGCTAGGGATTTTTTTGTGGGTTTCTAGTAAGATATTGGATAAATATACTTGTATGAAAAATTTAAAGACATTTGAGAATCACAGTTACGAGGTTTATACTTCTGGTTCTAATATATTAAAAGGATACGGAGAAGAATTTCCATTTTCAAATTTATCAGTAGGTGACAAATTAGTTTATATGGGAGCTCCTTGTGAAGTTTATGAAGTATCTGATACTATTATCACCCTACAGAACCTAAATCAAAACTCAAAAAGATTTACTGTAAACCAAAATATGTTTAACAAAGGAGGATTCATCTCTAAAAAAGATACCCCAGCTAAGCTCAAATAAAAATAAAAAATGGCTAAACCTAAAACTACAGATTCTAGCAAGAACCACAAGCGCAGCTCTAAGAAAAAAAGACCAGGAATTCATTCCAAGTGTAAAAGTAGTGTAAGTAAGAATTCTAAGAACTACAAGAAAGCTTACGTTGGTCAAGGTAAATAATAAGGATATATAAAATAAAAAAAAAGATGAAATATCTAAGAATTTACGAACAATATTCCACTGAGGCTATGCCTATGGAAGACACTATGAGTGATGTTCATTTTGAAGCAGAAACTACAGATTTTAGACCTACCGACGGAAATAGCGAAGGTAATTACATTGTTAACTTTCAAAATGCAGACGGGGAAGATACAACAATAGAAATTGCTGGCGCTTCTGAACCAGAATACGTTGGAAGTTCAATGGTAAGCAATATCGAGATGATAGAAGATTCAAGCTCTGACGGAAGAAGATATTCAATCGTTGGATATTATGATGAAGTACCTGGACAGGACGGCGCATACGAACTTAAAAAAGTATTAGTAGAAGAAATCTAATTATGTCAATTAAAGTCTATACAGGATACGAAGAATTTAAATTTGAGGAAGAAGAGATCTGCGAATATTTAGAATCAGATTTTTCAGATCCAAATCAAGGAGAAGAATCTGATGATGTATTTTTCTATACAGAATCTAAAATAGATTTTAGAGATGATGCAGATTTCTACATACTATGTGATCTCGAAGATGAAGAGACTGCAGAAGATATCGCTTCTTACTTAGGTAAGTCTAAAAAAATAAATCTTCAAGATTTCAGAAAATCATTTTTTTATATAAGATAAAATATCTATATTTGTGAAACAAAACAACAAATACGATATATAAAGTTCAAATGAAAACAATATTTAACATATCACCTTCAATATTAAGACCGTCGATAAGACGATCCTAAAGGTCCTGTGTTAATAAAAAATAATCATTAACTAAACCGGGACCTTCAAAAAGTCCCGGTTTTTTTGTGTTCTTTGACATGTTGGATTATCAAATTGGAGAGTTGGCAGAGCCCGGTTTAATGCACCAGTCTTGAAAACTGACGTAGTGAAAGCTACCGGGGGTTCGAATCCCTCACTCTCCTCCAATTGCCTCCGTAGTTCAACGGATAGAACAGCGGTTTTCTAAACCGTCAATGTGGGTTCGATTCCCGCCGGGGGTACTAAAAAATAAAAAGCCCTCTGCCTAGCGCTGGGTATGGATCGAAGATAGAATATGCCTCTACAACGTAGACAGTTAGAATATTTCGGTATTCTTTAATGATATGCACACTTATTCTCTAAATCGTGGGTTAGCACAGTTTGTATGTTCTGGGGATATTTAAAGACATACAATTTCGGGATGTAGATCAGTTGGTAGATCGCCTGGTTTGGGACCAGGAGGCCCCAGGTTCGAGTCCTGGTATCCCGACAGCCCCAAGAGGCTTAGCTCAATTGGTTAGAGCACATGCCTTATACGCATGCGGTCATGGGTTCGACTCCCATAGTCTCTACTTAGGTCCTTTAGCTCAGTAGGTTAGAGCAACTGACTCATAATCAGTAGGTCCACGGTTCGAGCCCGTGAGGGACCACAAAAATTACACATTCGCCCGGGTGGTGGAATTGGTAGTCACGCAGCACTTAAAATGCTGTAACCATTTGGTTGTACGGGTTCGATTCCCGTCCCGGGTACATATATAAGAGTGGCGGAAGTGTGATCATTGCAATGATCCGATAGATAGACGCTAGGGTAATCTACCCGAGAATGAAAGTTCATATTGGTGCAAGTCCAATCTCTTGTACTTTTTTGTTGATATATACTATATGCCAACATCAAGACCTTTCGCATATAATCCAACACAAGCAACAATTTCAGGAACTACAAACGTAGGTACATTATGTGTAGGTGTATCTGCTTTAAACTATGGTGCAAAACCCGGGGGATTAACTTGGTGGATGGGTCCAGACGAGGATAATTCTTATATAATAGCTAAAGATGTACCCTCTGGAAACTTTCCAACTCAAGTAGGTAATATAGGCACTGTACAATTCTGGGGATGTACTAATACAGATGAAGCTTTTCGAATTACAGTACAAATAATAAGCGGTACTACACAAGCATCTGCTTCAGCAGCTAATGATTGGTTAACAGCAAATAACTATTGGACTAACAGAAATCCATATCTTGCAGGTTTATATAAGACGACTTACTCTGGGTATTTTGCTGATAATGTTAGTTTCTTTGCAACTGCGACTCCCGCATCGGTAGGTGGAAATCCGGCAACATCAGTACAAACCACTTCTATATTTGAACCTTCTCAGAATGATGGAGAAAATTTCAGTTGTCAATGGTTAGGATATTTCAAACCAACCACCACAGAAACCTACACATTCTTTACTTCATCTGATGATGCCTCCTATGTTTGGGTTGGTAGTAATGCTGTTAGTGGATTCACTACAACAAACTCAACAGTTAATAACGGTGGATTACACGGTACAATCGAAAAATCTGGGACAATCGCTTTAACTTCGGGTGTTTATTATCCTATAAGAATACAATTTGGAGAGTTGAGTGGTGGTGACGTAATGACATTTAATTACTCAACTCCTACTATTACTAAAACGACTAATGTAACTGGATTGGTTTTCTATAATACATCAACTAATGGATTCTAATTGGATAATTAGATATATAGAATGGATAAAAAACCTTGGAAGATATTATTGGGGTACCTGATAGAATAGATCACTTTAAGGAGTATTATAACTTAATAAAATAATGGAAGAGTATAAATTAAATGAATACAATGAGTTATTAATTAATTTTGTAATTGATGTAACTGATGAATACGGTAGCACTACCACACAACCTGCTAACCCAGAGACAGGTGTAACTGTTATGGTTGGGTTGGTAGCTTTATTATCTAGGAGTGGTTTAAATGAAGCGGAACCAGTACTTAATTCTAAAACACCTAGTATAATAGATTCAACTGATTATTTATCAAAACAGTCCTCAAGGGTAAATGAACAAGGACAAGCTGTTATTAACTTAGATAAAACTTTTCTTTCTACTGAAGCATATAGATTCTACCAAAACTATTATCAAAAGTATACAATAGCACTTAAAATTGTTATCGAAGTACCAAAAAGTGAAATATATGCTTCTTCAATTACTTCAGATAATATATTAGTTGAATGGACTGTTTCTAAATATTTACAATTTGATTCAATCAATTACTCAGAATACAATGACGACATATATCTGGAGTCGGCGGGAAATAATATCGTTGACTTTGTACAACTTCGTTCAACTTTAAAAACAGCTGAGGAGAGCTATCTTTTGATTAAAAAAAGATACGATTCTGAATTATTAGCCAGTACTACAGACTTAGAATTACCAATAAGTGCTGTATATGAGCCTGCTTCATTTTCACAAGTAATTACACGCTTACTTGAGTTTCAAGAAGGGACATTACTACCAGGATTATCTCATGCTGAAAAATTAAATTTAGATGTTGAATATAAAAGATTAGACACTATTAACAAGCTAATTAATATAGTAACTGGTATGTATTCTGAGATCACTATTGAAGATGGAGAAGGAATGCCTTATAGTGGATAAAATATTAGATATATAGATTAAATAAAAAAAAGAAATGAAACACCTTAAAAAATATCAAGATAACAATTCCAAAATTAACGAAGGATTTTGGGATTCACTTTTCGGAAAACCCACAGTTGACGATGCTGCTCACGATTCTCTTAGAGGTCAAGGATGGAGCCACAGGGGTAAGGACGAAGAAAACTATATCATGTTCCAGGGACAAAAATTTTATCCAGAGCAAATTCAATATGATGATGCTTATTCAACTAAACAAATACCAAGAGTAGAAGGAGATATGTTAATTGTAGCTAATCCAGCTTGGAGCATGTAAAAAATTAAATATAAAAAAATGAAAATTAAAAGATTCAACGATTTTATTCTAGAAAATCAATATTACAATCCTATTAACGAATCCGATATCGTACCAGGTGTACCTTATAATTTGGGTACCGATAGATCTGATAAGCTAGGTAACATGAAAGCTAATATAATGACGGTTGATACAAATAGTAATGACACAATTATTGGCTTTAGTAAAGGTGGTGAAAGTCCTAAAAGTGTATCAATTTACTTTCCTTCCTCTAATTATGCTGATAAGAAGACTCCCCCTGAATTAAAGCAGGGAAAATCATACGCTTACATATATGAAAGAGTCGATGGGGATGATAGGTATCCTGCAGCAATTACTAAAATGGAAGATTTTGACGCAGATAAATCCAGCGGTCAATTATATAATGCTTCAAATTCTATAGATCTACTTGCAAATTTTATGGAAAGATCCGGTATTTGCATCGATTCTACTGCAGGCACAAATCTAGCAAAAGTTATAACTACTCTTCTATTGTCTCCTACTTATAATACTACGGTAACTGATACATTTAAAAAATTCGCGAAGAAGATCAGTAAAGAAATTACAATAAAAGGATTCATTCCTAAAATGGCCAAACAGTTTGGTGATAGCGGAACTAAACAAGATCCAGGAATGAAATCATTCGTAGAAGAATTTCCAAAAAGTTATGCTGCTCTTTCCCCTAAAAAAGCATAAGGGTGTGAAACATTAAACTAAAAAGCCAGCTATATAGCTGGCTTTTTTTATTGCTCTTTATATTCAGATATGGAGCATATCTTGTTATAATGCCATCCAACCATATATTCTCTATAGAATACGCCATCTTTGAATAGAGTATAAATCTCTTGGACAGTTCCATCGTCCTGAGTTTGAACCTCATATTCATATCTGTCGTATCTTACCTGTTTAAGGAAACTATCGTAATATGAATCTACTGTGCTCTTTATCATAATTGGCTCATATAGCATATCGTCTTCTGTATAAAGATCCCATTCCACACCGGGAGCAAAAACTCCAATATAGCTTTCATCCTTCTTAGTAATAAATTTTTTCCATAGCTTAGGATTCCCTACTACGCTTAAGAATTTACCTCTTAGTTCCGGTTGATCGTAAAATGGATAGTAAGCATCGCCTCTCAATTTGCTAGCTCCAGCCATTGTGTTGTTGAAAGATTCTATGCCTTCATTCTGCGATAAAGCGGTTACACTTGTTCCTAGTATGAATAGGAAAATAAATGCTAATTTTAGATTTTTCATAGATCATTGTATTATTGTTACAGATTCAAATATAGATCAGAAATTTAGATAATTCCAGATGATTTCACATTTTTATTTTTTTTAATAGAAACTTTTTTGTACTTTTGAGGTATATAATAAAAAAAGAACAAAGCTTTCAATGAAACACTTTTTAAATATCGCAATAGATTTTCAACTTCATAAAGAAGATGACCTTCTAGAGGATACAATTAAGTGTCAGAGGAAATAAATTTATATAACGATATAATTTAAACCTCTGATAACCTCAGAGGTTTTTTTGTTTTATATGTTCTTTGAAATTACGCTGCCATCGTCTAACGGTTAGGACCTATGGTTTTCATCCATAAAATCGGAGTTCGATTCTCCGTGGCAGTACAAAAAATTAAGGTCCCGTAGTTAAACGGCTATAATGCTGCCCTGTCACGGCAGAGTTCGGAGTTCGATTCTCCGCGGGACCGCCATATATCGCGGAGTAGAGCAGTTGGTAGCTCGTTGGGCTCATAACCCAAAGGTCGGGGGTTCGAATCCCTCCTCCGCTACTAAGCCCAGGTGGTGAAATGGTATACACGCTAGATTTAGGATCTAGTGCGAAAGCGTGAGGGTTCGAGTCCCTCCCTGGGTACTATGAAAATTATATTTTTAGATCATGATGGAGTAATTTGTCTTTCCCAACAATTTGGAGGACGTTACAAAAAGCAGGCTAAAGCTAGAAAAAAGCTTTCGCAGGATGTAATGAGTTTTCATGTAGGAGCTAGATTTGATAACTTCGACAAGAAAGCAATAAAGGTTTTAAATTTAATTCTAGAAGAGACTGGAGCTGAAATAGTTGTTTCTTCAGATTGGAAGGTCTGGGCAACAATAGAGGAAATGGGAGAATACTATGAACAACAAGGAATAATTAAAAAACCTATAGATTTCACACCAAGAGAATATCCTTACACAGAAAACCAAGAATGGCATCCAGACTGGGATTTAGAAGCATCAAGAACTTTAGAAATCCAAGAATGGTTAAAGGCCCATTCCGGAGTTACTCATTGGGTAGCAATAGATGATTTAGATATGAGCTTTAAAGAAGTATCTAATAATAGAAGCGGTACTGGATGGGGATTAACAAACTTTGTACACACTCCTAGCATTATGCAAGGGATTAAGCAATCAGGAATAAAAGAAAAAGTTTTAAAATTTTTGAAATAATTTGAAAAACATTTTTTTATTTAAAAAAGATATTGTACTTTTACGAAACTATTCTGGAAACAGGATATATAATAAAGAAAAATGAAAAACTGTAGTAAACATAACATCAATCGCATGATCAGTCAGATTAATGGCTGCTATCAAACGGTGGCGTTTTGGGCAAAGGGGAAAGAACCCGATCGAAGCTAATACAGAAAATCATATTTAGATATTTCGGAAAAGGCTTTGATTCACATCAAAGCCTTTTTTTTTGTTCTTTGACATACTGGAAAAAAATGGTACCGTAGCTCAGTCGGTAGAGCACTAGACTGAAAATCTAGGTGTCGCCGGTTCGATTCCGGCCGGTACCACAATACTAAACAAGAAATTGTCTCACTAAACTAATCATGTTTAGTATTACAAAAACAAGTTTAGTAACAATGATCTCGTAGCTCAGCTGGTAGAGCACCGCACTTTTAATGCGGGAGTCGAGGGTTCGAGCCCCTCCGGGATCACTATACACATCGGTAGCTCAGTTGGTAGAGCACCAGTCTCCAAAACTGGGTGTCGTAGGTTCGAGTCCTACCCTTTGTGCAAAATAAGGCTCTATAGTTCAATGGATTAGAATAGATCACTACGGATGATCTGATCCTGGTTCGAATCCAGGTGGAGCCTCAAATAAATAAGGTCGTGTGGTCGAGTGGTTTAGGCACTAGTCTGCAAAACTAGTTATACTGGTTCGATTCCAGTCACGACCTCAAAAAAATTTAAAAATATGACGATAGAAAGCAGAATAGTAGCAAGAGGAAGTTTCCCCTCTAGTAAAGAAAACTTAAGAAGAGAAACAATAAAATTTAAACACACCGAAAGATTGATAAAAAGAATCAGAAGGTTAATTAAAAAAGGAAAGTAATCTCAGATGGTGACGGGGCTCGCCTGCTAAGCGAAGCGTACTTTAATTGGTATTTGGTTCGATTCCAATTCTTTCCGCAACATTGACATATAGCTCAGTTGGTTAGAGCGTTGATCTGATACGTCAAAGGCCGAAGGTTCGAATCCTTCTATGTCAACCACATTTAGTCTCTTAGCTCAGTTGGTAGAGCGTTTGGTTTACATCCAAAATGTCGGGGGTTCGAATCCCTCAGGGACTACAAGATTAGAAGCGGTGAAAGGGGTTACTTCGATCAAAACCTTGTAATTTTTTGACCAAAAAAACCACCCCGTTCAAATATTCTCTAATCTAAACTGGGGATGTAGCTCAGCGGTAGTAGCAACTGACTGTTAATCAGTAGGTCATAGGTTCGAATCCTATCATCCCCGCACTTCGGAGTGTTGAGCAATTGGTTGCTCAGCTGACTGTAAATCAGCCGCCTTACGGCATTGGGGGTTCGAATCCCTCCGCTCCGACCAAATGCAGGTATCGTATAACGGTCATTACTTCTGACTTCCAATCAGAAGATCTCGGTTCGATTCCGGGTACCTGCTCCAGTGGGATTAGCTCAGCTGGCTAGAGCACTTGCCTTGCACGCAAGGGGTCAACGGTTCGAATCCGTTATCCTCCACTTTTATATGGCGAGTTAGCTCAGTTGGTAGAGCGTCGGAATCATACCCCGAAGGTCGGCAGTTCGAACCTGCCACTCGCTACTGTGACGGTAGCTCAGTTGGTTAGAGCGTCTGATTGTGGTTCAGAAGGTCGGGAGTTCGATTCTCCTCTGTCACCCCATGCCTTTGTAGCTCAGCTGGTAGAGCGCTTCATTTGTAATGAAGATGTCGCAGGTTCGATCCCTGTCAAAGGCTCTATAATGTCCTGTGGTGTAATTGGCAACACGTCTGATTTTGGTTCAGAAGAGTCCAGGTTCGAGCCCTGGCGGGACATCTAAAAAATAAGATATATAGGTCATGATGATCCTAAAATATTCTGAATTTATTAACGAGAGTAATAGGGAAGAATACATAAAAAATTATTGCAAAGAATCCCCTGTTATTCCACAGGTTCCTGTGTCTTTTAAAAAAATACATGGTGATCTAATTAAAGTGGGAAAATACAAAGAGACGTTAAAATCTATTGATAATGGTGATGCAGTAATAGTAGGAATAAGAAGAAAATTGGAAGCTAGAAAGAATGGTCAAGAAAAATATATTGACAGTATTTATTTTATACCAAAGAATGCAAAAAAAGAAAATCCTAATATTACACCATTCCAAGCCACCACAGTTCCTTCTGTCGCTTGGTTCGATACTGATGTAGCAATTTTGGATGATTCTGAATATAAATTTAAGATCGGAACTCACACTTTTGGATCGTCGAATAAAACAATACCTGCTTTGGTTCCTAGTATTGATGGATTATCTCCAAAGGAAATACCAGTAAATAGATTTTCAGCAAAAGACAACGTGGTAAAAACATATGATCCACCAAAAAAAGATATAGGAACTGGTACAAATTTTCATTATGGGTTATCTCCTAAAGGTGTAGATGGATCTTCTGGTATACCCTGTGTTGGTGGATATTCTGCTGGATGTCAAGTAATTCCGACAGAAAAAAAATGGAACGAATTTTGGAATTTAGTAAAAAATTCAAAACAACAAATCTTTTGGTATTCTATTATCGAAGAAGATAAATTATAAATTAAAACCCCAGTATGTAAAAAAGTGTAGTTATGAAAGTGCTAGTACTAAATAATGACTTTACGCCTATAAGCGTTACCGATTTTGCCCGGGGGTTTAAGCTTGTATACAAAGGTAAAGCTGAGGTTTTAGAGCATGACGAACAAAATCCAATTGTTACCGATCAAAGCACTTACAAAAGACCGTCAGTAATTCGTCTTCTAAAATATGTTGTTTTGCCTTTTAAGAAGTTAAAGCCTACAAGGGAAAATATCTTTAAAAGAGATGGAATGAAATGTATTTATTTAGGGTGTGAATCCAATAAGAATCTCACGCTAGATCACGTTATTCCAAGATCTAGGGGTGGGGGTAACACATGGGAAAATCTAGCTACTTGCTGTTCAAAATGTAACGGTAGAAAGGGCGATAGAACACCTGAGGAAGCTGGTATGAAAATGAGACAAAAGCCATTTAAACCAGGCTATGGTTATTTCATAAGGAATTTTTCCAAAGGGATCGATGTTTGGACAGCATATCTTCCTGATTAATTTTAAAAATCCCAGTATTACTGGGATTTTTTGTGAATCTTATATCTATAAGATTTATAAATAATAAAAGATATGCTATTTGACTTTGACGATATTCTTATCGAACCAGAAATGCACACGGGAATACTTTCAAGAAAGAAAGTAGATCCTTTCGACGAGAAACAAATGCTTCCCCTTTTTACAGCTCCAATGGACACAGTAATCAGTATGGATAATTATGAAGTTTTTAACTCTCATAAAATATACAGCATTATTCCTAGAAAAATAGAATACGAATTAACAGATATCTCATTAGATCATAATGTCTGGTTCTCTTATGGTTTAGATGATTTTAAGAGACTTTTTATTGATAATCAGGCTAACATACCTCTAGGTCGAAAAGCGTACGCCTTAATTGATATAGCGAACGGACACATGAGGATTGTAAAGGAATTGCTAGAACAATCTAAGGAAATCTACGGAAGAAATCTAGTTATTATGGTTGGCAATTGTGCTAACCCTTTAACATATCTTTCTTTAGCACAATCAGGAGCTGATTATGTTAGAATGGGAATAGGAAACGGAGCAGGATGTTTAACAACTGTACAAACGGGTGTTGGTTATCCTATGGCTTCTTTGATTCACGAAACTGCAAAAATCCAGCAGGAAAGAAATCTTTCAGCCAAGATCGTAGCAGACGGTGGATTTAAAAAATATGCTGACGTGATTAAGGCATTAGCTTTAGGAGCTGATTACGTGATGCTTGGAAGTATTTTTAATAAAGCTCTAGAAAGCTGCGGTGAAACATTCGAAGCTAATAAAAAATATGATTCTTGGACAGAGCCAGGAGATAAAGTAGATCAATACTCTTTTGATACACTAATCCAATTTGAAGCAGGAAAGAAATTCTATAAGAAGTTTAGAGGTATGTCAACTAAGGAAGTACAAAAGAGTCTAGGAAAAAAAGATTTGAAAACATCCGAAGGAATTAGTAAAATGCAACCCGTCGAATACACGCTTGGAGGATGGGCTGAAAATTTTAAAGATTATTTAAAATCTGCTATGAGTTATACTGATTGTCTAACGATCGGGGAATTTATTGGCAAAGTAAAGTTCAATAAAATTTCTAAAAATTCTATGGAAAGATACTCCAAATAGGAAACTAGATCAGGTTTTTTAGTATAATAAAGAAAAAGTTTAATGAAAAAGTTTGGGAGATTTAATGATGTGATCCGTTGGACTGCACAACAGATGTACGATTATTCATATATTGTTCACACTGAAAGATGGCAAGGCAAAGAGATCAAAGATGATCCCAAATATGCCATGATAGAAACATTAAATCTTTCATTCTCATGTCAGATGTCTCCTGACATTAAAGTTATTGGTGAGCAGATCAAACCAAATTTTTTATGGGCAGACGAACACTTCGAAGAAAGGGTTAGTGGTTCACCTCTTAATCCCCCTCCTTCTCATGTTCGTTGGCCATATGCTCAAAAGAACAATTCAGAATTTGGAGGAGAAGAGAAATTCTCACATACTTATCCAGAAAGAATATGGGGGAAATACGGAGAGGATGATTCAGCAACTAGGAAATCTGGTGTAACCCTAAAAGGAATAAGATATCACTACGGTGATTTTGCAGACGTTATTAATCTTATGGTTAGAGAACCTTTTACAAGACAAGCATTTCTTCCTATTTGGTTTCCAGAAGATACAGGATCAGTTCACGGGGAAAGAGTTCCTTGTACGATAGGATATCACTTTATTAGAAGGGCAGAGTGGGTACACGTTGTTTATTATATTAGATCGTGTGATTTCTTCAGACACTTCAGAGATGACATATATTTATGTGCTAAGAAGGTATTTTGGCTTATCGAAGAATGTAAGAAAAAAGATCCAGAAAACTGGAAAGATGTAAAACCAGGTATGCTTACAATGCACATTACTTCTTTACATGCTTGGGCTTCTGAAAAACCTATGCTTAAGAATTTATTATAAGGATATATAATAAATGCTAAAACATCTAAGAGACTTCAAAAACTTTTTAAACGAATCTATAAGAATAGATAAAGTAGATCCTGAATCTTATCAAGACGAGACTGTTACTGCTTTACCTTATCCAAAACTAATAGAAGAAAATAGACAAGCATTTCTTAAAAAAATAGTCAGGATATCAGACGATTTAGGAATTGATCCATTATGGCTTATGCACACTATTTTTCACGAGAGTAGATTTGATTCTAAGAAAAATGACAGAATGTCAGGAGCAGTAGGACTTCTATCATTTATGCCTTTAGTTATAGAAAAATTCATAGATACAGAGAGTGGAAAAACATTAACTCCTAACGACGTTTTACAAATGTCCAATATTGATCAACTTGATCTTATCAGGTCTTTCTACAAGACTTGGTTTCAGAGAATGAAGTTAAAAAAACCAATAGTAGCTGGCGATTTTGCAGCAATTACTTTCTATCCTGCAGTAATAAAAAAAGATTGGGAATGGGAATTTCCAGATTATATAGTAGAGAAAAATAATCAGATGTTTAAATCGTTCCCTTCTGGTGGGGGTAAGACTAAAAAGGATTACTACGAGTACATAGATCAGATTTTCGGGAATGAAGGAGAACATGATGATTCAAATAATCATCTACTAGGTAATTTTACGGGAGCTATAGCTGAGCCGGGGGAATATGAAAATAAAAAACCACTTGAATATTACAGAGAACTTCTTACTAGTATAGAAGATCCAGTTCTTAGCCAGCAATCACAAGCACAACTACAAGACCAACAGGAGACAGAAAAATTTAAGCAAAACGACAACTAAAAATAAAACAATCCTCTATGAAAGCCATCATTAATTTTTTTAAAAATCTGTTTAGTAAAACTGAAAAAAATCTTGAAAACTACGATATAGATTTTAAGATGAATATGAGTCTTTGGGATCCACCAAAAAATGTTGAGATCTACCAGGAGATTAGAGATGAGCATCAAAAAAGTGAAGTAGAGGAAAAGCCCAAAAAGAGAAAACCCACTAAACCTAAATCTAAGAAAGTGGAAGAAGTAAAAGAAGCTCCCGTTAAAAAAACGAGAAAGAAAAAATCAGAGTAATTTTTGTAACTTTTTATAAGTTGGTTATATAATAGTAGAACTAGAGGTTTCTAGTCACTTCCCGGTCAACAAACCGTAGAGTTTTCAGAAATGGAAACAAAGGAAGGGGCCAAATAAAATAGTCTTTATGTATTATTCAACGCCAAGCGTGACGTCGCAGTGTACTGCGAACATCACAAAAAACAGAAATAGATCTAAGATCTATGAGAATTCCGTCTATCTAAAAGACGGTGAAAATTTCGAGATTGAATTATTCAATCCAACAACGTCAAGGGTACTTGCAAAAATCACTATCAACGGTAATAGTATTTCTAATTCAGGGATTGTACTAAAACCAGGTGAGAGAGTTTATCTGGAAAGATTTATCGATTCAAACAACAAATTTGTTTTTGAAACGTATGAAGTCGAAGGATCAAATGAAGCTTTAAATGCTATCAGAAATAATGGAGGTGTAGAAGTTTCTTTTTATACTGAGATTACAACTTCCACTTACTCGTCATTTCCTGGATCTCTTACATTGACTTCTAGTAGTAATACAGGATACATCCCCGGTACATTGTATGATACTTATAGCTATCCATTCGGTGGTACCACTGTAAATAATACTTTTACTGTGTCCAGCGTTACTAGCGGTTCTATAGGAGTTAATGCTAGTGTATCTAAAAGTGTTGAAACAGGTAGGATAGAAAAAGGTGATTCGAGCAATCAATTATTCGAAACAGTAAACGGAAATTTTAGCTCATTTCCTACAAGTTCTATTATCATTAAATTACTTCCTGAGTCACAAAAACCAGTTGAGGTTTCTACTCTTAGAAACTACTGTACAAACTGTGGTACAAGAGCTAAAAAGCAATCTTGGAAATTCTGTCCAAATTGCGGGGAAAAAATCTAAATCTTACTACACAAAAAACCCAAGAGAAATCTTGGGTTTGTAGTTTTTATAGGTATTGTGACCAGTCGTTAGCCATTTCAGCTTGAGATATCTCCATATCAGTATAAGGCCTAATATTTTGTAGTGGTGTTCCTTGGTAAGACATATAGGCATCTTTAGGAACCGGCATTTGATATTGTGGGGCTGACCCGTATCCTCCATATGCACTAGCTGAAGCAGTAGACGGCATTGATGATGTTTTATCCCCAAAAATCCATTCAGTAAATTTAACTCCGCTTTTTAAGTTTCTAGCTTCTCTCTTAAGTGATTTTATTTTAGAAGTGTCCTTAGCTAAATTAGCAATCTGAGATCCTCCGTTCGTAACGAAATTTTTAAGAGATCCCATCATTTTACTTGTATAAGGTGCTATACCAGCAAACTTAGAAGTAAATTTAGCGCTCTTAAAGAAAGCTGCAATTTTAGGGAAAAATTTAGCTACTAAATTAACTAAAGGCCTTAATATGCTAGCTCCTAAACCAGCTCCTTTTCCTAAAGCTTTAACTAGCAATGTACCACCTGCTCCAATATATTGCCCGAAGATTGGAATTAATCCGATAGCACAAAGTCCTGCTAAAAGATATTCACCTTGTTTAGCATAAGATACTAAGTTAATACCCTCTGCTGCAGATCCTACTACTGGAAGAAGCGCTGCAAAATCTAATATTGTATTATACCAAGCCTCTAGTAATTGTGGATCATCAGAATTAAGATATTCTAATGATTCCCTTATCTGTTGAGGGGAAAACTGTAGTTTTCCCTCTGTTATAAATTGTTCTATAGACAATAAATTCTCCATGAATTTTTATTTTATATATCTACATTTCGAATTTTTTACATTTAGATACACTATAAATAATATGTTATACAGATCAAATAAGATTTATGTCGACGATTCTTCCATTCACGGGAGAGGAGTTTTTTGCTCGGAAATAATAAAGCAAGGGGAAATTATTGAAGAATGCCATTTTTTTATAGTTCCCCGAGAATTGGAATATCCTAAGATTCTACATGACCATTTTTTTAGCTGGCCTAAAAAGGGGGAAGGATTATGTATATGCTTAGGATTTGGAAGTATATTTAATCATTCAGATAAAGAATTTAATGCTGACTGGGAAACTGATACACAGAAAAACAAAATAATATTTTTTGCTCTTAGAGAAATATCAATAGGAGAGGAGATATTTACAAATTATCAAAAACCGGGAAACATCTAAGGAATCATTTTTTTTAAACAAAAATAGTAGTTATATTTACAATTAATAAATAATGGATATGGATATGGGAAACATGAAAAAACTCCAAGATTTAGAAGATCAGATTGATGAACTCTATGATGAGCAATCAAGAAAACTCTATAATTATATAGAAACCATGGGCGAAAAAGCTTTCGAAGAAGGAAGCCCATTATACAAATTTAGAGACTCAGATCTTTTTGAAAGATTGATTAGCCATTTTGAAGAATTAGAAGAATACGAAAAGTGTGCATTTTTAGTAAAATCGTCTTGGAGTATTAAAAAATCTATACTGGGAAGTCTGGTCTAAGAACTTGGAAACTTATTTGTCTTTTTCTACTATAAATATAGTATGGAAAAGGGCAAAAAATATATTAAAAGATCTCCCGACGGTAGATATTTTATTTATATAGAAAAACCTGAATATATTATTGATAAGGAGAAGAAAACAAAGCTATGGCTTTCTTCTCCTTTTTTGTTTTCTGAGGCATTGGATGATAATCCAATTGAGGCAGAAAAAACTCTAGATACCCTTATTGAATGGAACGAGGAATCCCAGAACTTTGAAGCTTGTTCTAAACTTCTTAATCTTAAGAGAAGTTTTAAAAATAATTCAAAACCGTTGAATTAAAACGGTTTAATAGGGGTATAATAAAGAAAACAACTTATGGAAGAAATTTTTGAAAGTGAAAAATTGCTCCGTGGAAGAATGATTTCTTCTTCTAAATCATCCTACCGAGATAGATTTCCAGACAATGAAGTTTATTTTAATTCAAATATTTTTGTTTTAGGAGAGGGTAAAATTTGGTATGGTGATATTGATGTAACTAAAGAAAAAGAGCAATTGGAAAACGTAGCAAGAGAAATAGGGAAAGATCTATACATTCTTAGTGAAATGGATGGAAGATTTGGAAATGAGGAATTAAAGGATTCTGAAATTATTACTAAAGCAAGATGTAAGATAACTAAATAATAAAAATAATATGGCAAAAAAAGAATTTTCGTTTACAGAATTAGACAAAGCCCTTTCAAAGATCGATGGATTTGAAATGGGATCAATTTTAGAAACCAATGAGTTTTCAAAAACAACAGAATGGATTTCGACGGGTAATTATCTTTTAAATGCTCAGCTTTCAGGAAGTTTGTTTGGAGGTATAGCAAATAACAGATCAATAGGAATTGCAGGCGATCCTTCTACAGGTAAAACATTTCTTGCAATGAATATTACAAGAGAAGCTCAGAAGCAAGATTATGATGTTATTTATTGTGACACTGAAGGTGCTATAGATAAAAGCTCAGCCAAAAAATTTGGAGTCGATCCAACTAGAGTTCGATACCAGCCTATTAAGACTATTAATGACTTTAAAATATTCACAACAAATATTTTAGAAAAAGTTAAGAATGCAAGAAAAGAAGGAGCAGAACCTAAAATCATGATCATTTTAGATTCTCTTGGTATGCTTAGTACCGATAAAGAAACAGGAGATGCAGTCAAAGGTAAGAGCGCAATGGACATGGGATTAAGATCTAAAGAAATGAGATCTCTTTTCCGTGTTATAACACTAGACCTAACAGGGGTTAGAATTCCATTGATATGCACTAATCACACGACAACAGGAGGAATAGGTGGATTTATGCCAACGAAAGAAGCATCTGGTGGTGACGGTCCTATTTTTTCAATGAGTAATGTTATTATGCTTTCTAAAGCACAATTAAAAGAGAATGACACAAAAACAGGAATTATTGTAACATCAACGCCTAAGAAAGCAAGATTTACTAGACCCTATCCAGTTAAATTCCATATCTCATTCATGAATGGTATGAATCCTTACGTGGGATTACAAGATTTTACTTCTTGGGAAATTTGCGGGATCGAAAGAGGTAAATTAGAGGTTGACAAGAAAACAGGAGAAATGGAATTTACTCCTAATGCTTCGTCAACGAGATGGGCAATCAAGCACTTAGGTAAAACCGTTACTTCGTCACAATTATTCTCTGGTGAAATATTCACAGATGAGGTTCTACATATGATTGACGAAAAAGTAATTAAACCTCATTTCTTATTGCCAGATCTTTTTGATGAAAACGAATTAGCAATATTAGCTGAGCCTGAATTAGATACTGAAGGAGAAGATGGAGAAGAGTAAACTTAAAATGAAATATCTTCTAGGTATATGGAGAGATCTTCCAGAATACCCAACAAAAGAAGATGTTATATACGAGCTTAATTCTTATCTAATTAAAGATGGAAGACCTGATGGGGAATTCTCAGATCAGACTTTCAATTCATTTTTACCGGAGAATTGGGAAAGTGAAAAATTTGGAGATGCTGTAAAAGAATTAATAGAAACGGAGATTTTCGAGAAAACTGAAAAAACTTTAGGAAATAAAAATTGGTACAAAATAAAGGATAACCCACATTATTAAAAAATGCAGAATCAACACTTAGAAAATATTTGGTTTAAAGCAGTGATCGATAATCCTGCTTATATTGAAGCAACGGAATCTAACTACTTCAAGAACACGGATTATCAAGAGGCTTTTAAAGTTGTAAAATCTTTTTGGAAAAAATATCAGCAAATCCCGAGCAAAAATCAGGTTAGAGAATCTGCCAAGCTTTTAAAGATTGAAGACAAACTTACTGATTCCTTATTGGAATCTATGTGGTCTATATCATTAAGCGATTACGATCTAGATTGGTTACAACAAAATACCGAATCTTGGATAGAGTGGAAGACACTAGAAAAAAGTGCGGTTGACTCTATTAATTATATTAAAAGTACCGATGTAACTCCTGACAATATTAAGGATGTAATTAACACTTACAAATCAATTGTTGTTGATAGAAACAAAGTGGATTTCTCATTTGATATGGGATTAAACTTTAATGATCCGGAAGCTCATAAACAATACGCTAACAGCACATTCTCCAGCGGATATGAATATATTGACTACTGCTTAGGAGGAGGGTTTTCTGCTAAATCATTATATGTTTTGTTGGGACAACCTAAAGTTGGTAAAACACTATGGCTAGGAAATATAGCATCACAAGCTGTAAGAGCTTCTAATAATGTTGCTATTATTACTCTCGAGTTAGGTGACAGAAAATATATGAAAAGATTAGGATCTAATCTTCTAGGTATTAGAATGTCAGAATATAAGAATACTGCTGACAATGACGAGTTACTAAAGAAAAAAATTAGAAACATTGGATTTGACAATTTAGCAACCCCTGGTCAATTAGTCGTTAAGGAATTTCCAACATCGCAAGCATCTGCAATAGACGTGGAAAACTGGCTTTCTAAAACAGAGCAGATAATGGGAATAAAATTTAAGATTGTTATTATAGACTACATTAATATTATGAAGAACTGGAGAAATCCAAATTCTGAGAATACTTATATGAAGATCAAACAGATTGCAGAAGATCTTAGAGCTGCTGCACAAAGAAATGAATGGGCTATAGTAACTGCAACACAAACAAAACAAAGCGAATTTGATGCTACTGATTTAAGTATGAATTCAGCATCTGAATCTTCTGGCTTAGTGGCTACAGTTGATGGAATGTTTGGTATTATTCAAGATCCGTTAATGTATACGGCAGGAGAATATAAATTGAAGCTACTAGCAAACAGGGACGAGGGATATAAAAACTCATACAGGAAATTCCTAGTTGATTACAATTTTATGAGAATCTCAGAGGATCCTAATTCTCAAATAATGAACGATTAATGAAAAAACAAAAAAAACTGATTGAAGATGATGCGAAAGATCTTGACCTAAACCCTGAGATTGAGGATATAGAATCCAAAAACGTAGAGCTAGAAGAATTCGAAGTTGATCCCAACCTAGACTATAGAAGTTTACAATCTACGGTCACTTACGAGGACGAGGAATATTTACATTCAGTTAAGCTAAATTCCAAGATAGATGAGATATTTTTAAGATCTAGGTGGACAATTATTAGTCCAAGTAAAAAGATTCCCAAAGATCTTATCCCTTTAATATTTCAGGATATTCTTAAGGAATTAGAGGAAACAGAATTCTCAATGGTAGAGAAATTTGTTGCAATATGTGACTATACAGCTATTAATTACCAGAAAGCTTATGAATCTATCCATATGAAATATAAAGAGATTATAGTTCAAGAAATGGACAAAAAATATGGTATTCTAAGTAAGAAAGGTATTAAAAAAATATTTTAATGCTAGATTTTCCAAAAATAAAGAGAGTAATTTTTATTACCGATACTCACTTAGGTGTAAGAAACAATTCTAACGATTGGATCGAAATACACGAGGACTATTTTAAGAACTGGTTTATACCATTATGTAAGAAGATTTATAGACCGGGTGATTGTTTAGTTCATCTTGGCGATGTTTACGATAGTAGACAATCATTAAATCTTAGGGTACTTAATCTTGGAATAGAAATTTTCGAGGAATTATCCGGCATTTTTAAAGATGGTATCTTTATAATATGCGGAAATCACGACATCTATGGTAAAAATACCAACGAGGTCAACTCTTTAAAATCTTTAAAATGGATACCAAAGATTAAAATATTCGAGGAACCAGAGACAATACAAATGGGTCCTAAGAAAGTTTTTCTAATGCCATGGAGAAAGGATCACGAAGCAGAAAGGGAAACATTATCTCAAGCGAAAACCCATGATTATATGTTCTGCCATACAGATCTAAAAGGGCTTATGTTCAATAAGTTTGTTAGAATTGAAGCAGGGCTTGAATATTCAGATATGGATAAATTTGAAAGAGTTTATTCTGGGCATATTCATTTCTCTCAGACATTTGGTAAAATGAGAATGCTAGGATCCCCGTATCAACTAACAAGATCTGATACAGATAATGCTAAAGGTATAACTGTTTTGGACCTAGAGACAGGATTTGAAGAATACTACGAAAACAATTATTCTCCAAGATTTGTTAGGATGTCATTCGAACAAATATTGAATTCTACGCCTTCAGAGCTAAATCCAATTTTTAAAAATAATTTTATCGACATATTAGTAGATCCAGAAGTTGCAGTTAAAGCACCACTTGGATTATTAACAGAATATGTAAATCCCCCGCTTAAAATTTCTTTCACTCCTATTACTAGCAACGATCATGAAGTTGTAGACGAAGGATTTCACGATCTAGAGGGTAAGAGCTTTTCTATATTAGATCTTACACAGTTATATCTAGATAAATGTAATTACGAGGACGATAAGAAAACTAAGATTTATAAAGCAATAGAAAAACTTTTACACAAGGTTTCAGTCAAAGTAGAAGAAGATGAAGATACAGAAGATTGAGTGGAGAAACGTTGCCTCTTATGGTAATAAGACCCAGATTTTAGAATTACCGGAAAAATCTGGACTTATACAGGTTGTAGGTGAAAATGGTGTTGGTAAATCAACTATTTCCGATGTTATTACTTTCGGTCTATATGGTAAATTAGAAGGGAAAAAACTAAAGGATATTCCCAATAGATCTAATAAATCTGCATGGATGAAAATAACATTCGAGCAGGATGGTAGAATATATGAGGTTGAGAGGGGTTTAGACCCATCTCTTTTTCAGCTTTCGATAGATGGGAATATCTATGATCAAGCAGGTAAGGATAATGTACAGGACTTTCTATCTAATGACATATTAAAGATACCATACTACGTATTTAATAACACTATATCATTATCAATTAACGATTTTAAAAGCTTTCTCAAGATGAGCACAGCTGATAAGAAATTAATTATTGATAAGATCTTTGGGTTTTATATTCTAAACGAAATGAGAGATATTCTCAAAGAAGAAACAAAGAATATTAAATCATCAATAGACAGGTTATCTGGTGAGATATTTGCAACAGGAAGATCTATAGCAGCTTCTCAAAAAGAACTAGATGAGCTACAACAAAGAATAGTAGAAAACGCAGGATCTGAAATAGGAAGTGCAGAGGAAAATTTAGAAAATTACAGAGAGCTACTTAAACTGCATTCAGACAAGCTTAAAGATTTTAGAAGTAAAGAAAATGAAGCTCAGAGGAACGTAACAAAATCATACGAGATTTTAAGTGATCTTTCCTCTAAAATAAAAGAACTAGATTCTAAAATGAATCTGTATAACAATGAAAAATGCCCCACATGTAAATCGGATCTTTCTACAGATTTTCATAAAAACGTATTTGACGATCTATCAAATACAAGGGAAAAATACACAGACGATCTCAAGGATTTAAAGAAGAATTACGAGGATGCTAAAAAGGTACAATCAGATTTAGCAACTATTAAAAATGATTTATTTACCAAGGGAGGAAAGATTGAGAGTGCAATAAGAACTTTACAAGATAAATTAAAAACACTTAAGACTGCCAAGAATAATGATCAGTTAAATTCTATACGTAAACTATTAAATTCTGCTAATGATGATCTATCAAATTTTAGTCAGGAAAAAACCGTATGGGAAGAAAGACAAATATGGGTTAAGACCTTAGATGAAGTATTAAGCGAGAAGGGCGTTAAGCAGCTCGCTATTAAGTCTATTCTCCCCTCGCTTAATAATGAGATACTTAATACACTTCTATCGCTTCATTTGCCTTATAAAGTGGTATTTAACGAGGAATTTAATGCTCAGATATTTCATATGGGGGAAGAGATATCTTCACAGACATTATCAACTGGAGAAATGAAAAAAGTTGACTTTGCAGTACTTGTAGCAATCATCAAGTTGATGAAAATCAGATTCTCGTCAGTTAATATATTATTCCTTGACGAGATATTTAGCTCTGTAGATCCTGATGGAGTTCACAGCATACTAAATACATTAAGAAAATTATCTGATGATTTAAGTATGAACATTTTTGTAATTAATCATGCTCCGATGCCCACAGAGATATTCGATTACAAAATAGAAATATCAAAGAAGAACAATTTCTCGGATATTGCTTTTGAAAAGTTATCTTAAATCCCCTTCGGATATATAAAACATGGCAGAAGTATATCCAGCAGGTACCACATCGATTAGAAATCTTACACCAAGATACAATTACTTCCTGGTAGTAAAACCTGATTCATTAGTAGACGATATTCCACAAAAAGAGTATTTTGTTTACAGATTTAAAGTATCTGTTTCTTCGAGTGATGGGGTAAGATATTTAAAATCTTATTTTATAGGAGTATCTTTAATAGAGTGTAGATCTTTATCCGATGTAGAATATGCAACTGGTAATTTTCAACATCCAGATTACACTAACAGCAACATGACTCCTCTAACATTTAAGATGAGAGATATTCCAATCTATTTACAATCAGCAGTAGGTATAATAAATCTTAATAAAGATCCATACCAATATGGAAGCAAACCAATCATTATCGATAGTACTTCCGTAATATTAGACAATAATTAATATGAATTTTTTAGAAAAATTTAATACGGACGACGTATTCTTTAGAGGTATTATCTTAGGGTTACTTAGTAAACTGAACGAGACTATAACTTATACTCAGGTCAATTCAGACCAAAGCAGTAGTACTATATACATCCCTTTTTTCTACTCTATGGTAGGAGATGAGCCATTCTTACAGGATTTCTATTTATCTTATGAAGATTGCGACGGTAATCCTGCTTTTGCTGAAGGTAACTACGATGTTGTACCTAGGGGAATATTGGAAATGGGTGCAATAAGAATAGACACAGGAGGAGCGACTACTAAATATGTAAGGGCTTCTTATGTAAAAGAAGTCGAAAAAGGAAGTGGTAGCGAAATGGTTACTTATTCTTCTTACTTAAATCCTATACCTTTAGGAATACAGATAAGTGCAAAAATAAAAGCAGATACCACAGTGGATGCTTTTAAAATACAACAGAGCGTTCTAGAAATACTTTATAAAAGATTCCAATATTTCTTCTATTACAAAGGATTTAGAGTACCTGTTCAGGTTAGCTTACAAGATTCTCCTCCAGATAAACAGCCTAACAATTTTCAAATGTCTTACGGATCACAGAGAGGTGAAGCAATAACACTTAGTTTCTCTATGGACCTAGAGACTTATCTTCCACAGTTAGATCTTACGACAGAAAGATTTAGAGGAAACTTAATGCAAGGAGGAATAAAATTAAATGTTGAATTAGGTACTGCTCCGCCAGACAATAGTACAATTATAAGTGGACTTGGAATTTATGATATTAATAAGGACATCACAGGTGTGACTGGAGCAACGGGTCAAGCTCCTTATAATCCTTAAGAATTTAGCATCTGATCCTCGTTATTAGGAGTTTCTTCAGTTTCTTTTATTTTTTCAGGTTCTATCTCCTCAATACCAGAATCTTTAGATTTTCTGTATCCTAAAAGTGTTGCTCCTATAGATATCATAATAATAGATTGTGTTAAAATATCTACACTCTTATCAAGAAACATTTTATCTATACATCCAAGAAAAAAACAAACACCTCCAATAAATACAATATAAAGTCCCGCCGTACCACTTCCTGATGTTTTACCGTCGGAATTTGAAGTAAGTTGACCGAAGCTAAACCTGTCCATTGCTGCTCTTAATTTTTTCATAACATTTTTACTGATATATATTACAAACAGAAAGCCAAAATGGCAGAACTAATAGAATTTACATCAATCGGCAATTATAGGATAATCTCCTACAACGATTCATTTAAGAACGTACAAAGTTTTAATGGATGGATTATAGATGCTAGTGGAGAGAATCCTCCTAGTATTTTTCTTTATCTGGAATTCAGATGGAGTATTAATGGAGATAACTGGTCATTGTGGAGTGAGCTAACAGAACAAGCAGTACAGGCTCTTCCTATATCTCCGGCAAATCCCCTATGGATAGAAATAAGATTAACTGCTGCTTCAGATGAAAATTCTAGCCCTTATTTTCCCCCAGGAACTAATTTAAGTCCTCCAATAATATTAAATGATTTTGAGCTGGATTTAACTTATGCTACTGTGGATCCTAGAGATCTAATGACAGCACCGCCTGCACCAATTTGTGGAAGAGAGCTAACTAACTATCCTATAGTTTTTAGCGATTGTGATTTTACATTTAGACCTTATGATATAAACAGAGCAATAAATCTCTATCAGGATCTAAGTAAGGTTGTAAATAATGTTTTTGGCCACGAGGTGGTGTATTATTCAGTACAACCACAAGGTAGAGGAAAAGATGTTCTATTAAAAGAGTATACATTATTTGACGTTGTTGATGAGAAATGCGTGAAGGTAATGGTGCCTAATAACCAATTCCCGGATGCAGCTTTAACATTTGAAACCTGGGGATTAAATTTTAACCAGCCTTTTGAAATTCATATAGATAGAAAATATTTTGAAGGGATTTTTGGTAAGGGATCTCAGCCAAGAAAGAGGGATATTATTTATTTTCCTAGAACTAATAGAATCTACCGTATAGATTCAATGTACGTTTTTAGAGACATAAATAACTATCCAGTATATTTTAAAATACAATTAGTAAAATACGATGTTCAAAAGAACACAACATTTACTGATGCTGTGGATGGAACTGGATTACTCGATTACACAGTAAACACAAAGGATTTATTTGGCGAAGAAGTGAAAAATCAAGAAACTGACGCAACTAAGCCACAGCAATATGCGGTTACATCACAGAGAAGATTAGAAGATCCTACAAGATCATACATAAATAAAGATCTACCTATTATCGAATATGATCTAAATAACAACTGGACAATAGTATTTAATAATTATTATGATCTAGATAAGATATTTGTAGATGATCCAAACACTATAGATCCTGTGTCTCCTGCTTCTGGATGGACTGACGAAGAAAGAGATGCTGTTAGATGGAAAGCAGATCCTGTTCTTACTGATGCAGATGAAAGATCATTTATGTGCTGGTTTAGAACTAGAAATTATCTGGACAGAAGTAAATTAGTTCCTAAGCCTTCACCTAAATTACCAATTTCAATAGATAACATAGGAAGTGGAGAAATAACTTATACAACATATCCTATACCTCACAATTTTCACATTAGGCCTAATCCTAATGGTTATGTTTCTATCCTAGGAGACTCAATCAGATCTGGTGGTTTTGAAATACTAAATATTGTAGATGGATTTAGATTTACTGTTAAGGACGGAGGCGCAGCATCACCAGTTACTACTGCTGGATGGAAAGCACAGAAAGCACAGTCTAGAATATTGTTTGATGGTTATTATAATGGGCAGGGATTATATCTAGATTTCATTTGGAGCGGATCAAATTCTGTTGGAAGCCCAACTACTAATAACTACCTACAAACAGGTAGTTTTAGAATAAGGATAAATAACTTAGAGATATCTTCTCCTTTTGGAGAAGGTATAGCAAGCACATTAGGTTCTTTTATACCTAGCGTTGATGATTGGTTTGGATTCGTTTTTAATTTTTCTAACGTTTTTAGACAATACTCAATAAAGGTGTGGAAGTTAACTTATGATCCAGAGAATCCAACAACTCAAACTTCGGATTTGAGCTTAGTCCATTCTTTGGATGGGGTAACAACTCAGGCATATACATTTAATATACCGCCTGTTATAGAAGAAAATTATGATAGTCCTTTTTATGGAACTAATAATTATGCTTACAAAACTAGATCTTGTCCTTTATGGGCAACGAACTTTAGATTTTTTAAATATATGGTAGAAGAGGAAAAACAGTCAACAATTCTAAATCAAAATATAATAGATGATGCTCAGTTGGGTATTATTATAGACAATGCTAAACCAGTACTGAAACTTCCAAAAGTTGCCAGAAACAGATAATTTATGCCAAGAAGAAAACCTAAAAAACAGAATCTTTCAAAGGAACAAGAGCTTAACCTCAAGGATAAGCTCGATGGTATCATTTTGGCGGACGAAATGCTTGCAGGATTAAGTGCTCCTGATATACCGCCAATGAAGCCTCAAAGGTTTATAAATGTAGATACAGTTAAAACTGAGGTCGAAGTGGAAGCTAGAGCAATACTAGACTCGCTATCAAAGTTTTATAATGATATGGAAAATCTTCCTGCTGATAACTATATTAGACACAAACAAAAGATAGACGCATTAAATATTTCAACAATGGCTTTTCAGATAAGAACTGCTCAACATGCTATATCAAAATTAGTTGAGGAGATAGATTCAGGAAGAATGGAGCCAAGATTATTCGAGGTTCTAGCACAGCTACAAAATCAGATAATGCAAATGCCTAAAAACTTTTCCAATTATATGACTCAAATGGAAAAGAACTATAAGCAATTAAAAAGCGAATCTGCAGAGATAAACAAAGAAAATATAGAATTTGATTCAGACGGTAATCTAATACAATCTAAAGATAATATGGATGCCCTTAAAGTTAGAGGTAACAAATCTTTAATGGAAAATCTACAGAATATCATGAAAAATGGTAGTATGGTTAAGGAGGCAGAAATAGTAATGCCGAAAGACAATCTAATAAATCCCAAGACTAAAGACGGGGGAACCTCCGACCTTTTGGGTGGCGACGATGACGAGTACTTTGAAATAGAGGACGACATCTTCGAATAAATATAAAAATATGGCTGAAGATAAATCAGGTAATAATTATTGGTCGACGGAAAAAGTTGGTACTCTTATCTATAATGCAGAAGAGCACGGGGTAGACTATAAAGATGTGGACAATCCGTTTCACGAGAATGATCCTGAGCTTAGAAAGGGTAATATTCTTTTTGAATATACCGAATGGGAATTAGAGGAAATGCAAAGATGCGCCGCTGATGTTGTTTATTTTGCTAACAAGTATTGTCACGTTATGACTGATGAGGGCATTAGACAAATACAGCTTAGAGATTATCAAATACAAATTCTAAATCAATACCAGTTCCACAGGAAAAACGTTTTCGTTTCTCCTAGACAATCTGGTAAAACTATTACATCATCTATATTTCTTCTTTGGTTCCTACTATTTAACTACGAGAAAAATGCCATGATTATGGCAAATATCGGGGATACAGCTGCAGAGTTAATGGATAAGATCAAAGTTATTATGAAAGGACTACCTTTCTTCTTAAAGCCTGGTCTAATCGTTTATAATGTGATGACCATGAAGTTTGATAACGGATGTAGAATAATGGCTAAGACGACGACTAAAACATCGTCTATCGGTTATACAATCCATATGTTATACATGGATGAGTTCGCTCACATTAATCCTAACTTCATTAATCAATTCTTCAAATCGGTTTATCCCACAATATCCTCATCACAGATTGCAAGGGTTATTATTACATCGACCCCAAATGGGATGAATAAATTCTGGGAATTGTATAAAGGCGCAATTGATGGGGAGAATGAATTTAACCCAATTAGAGTTGAATGGTGGCAGATTCCCAATAGAGATGAGGAATGGAAGAAAAAGGAGATAGCAGCATTAGGATCAGAAGAAGACTTCAATCAAGAATACGGGTGTCAATTTCTTTCTTCATCTAGGTTACTATTAGATTCGCCGACGCTTAAAAGATTAAAAACAAACGAAGAGAGTTTTGTTTTTCACGAGCTATCTTCTTTTGAGATGAGTCCTATAGATTATACAAGTCTAGTGTGGCATCCTAAATTCGATCCCGCTTCAATATTTGAAAAGGATGCTCAAAAATTTTATATCTCTATAGATACAGCAGGTGGAGGTGGGGGTGACTTTTCTGTAGTTAATATTTTTAAAGTTACTCCTATGCCAACCACCAGCATAAAGAATAAAAAATTCTTCGAGGATGAAAGTGACTTCTTCTGTTTACTTCAGGTAGGCATTTATAGATCTAATACTGTTCAAATAGACGAGCTTAAAGCATTTGTTGAAATCTTAGTACTTCATATATTAGGGGAAGAAAATACAAGGATCGTATTGGAGATGGATTATAAAGGTGAATTACTAATGAGTAAATTACTTGATGGTGAAGATTTTTATGATGAGATGTTTGTTTACACTAAACATTCAGAGGCTACATCTAAATTAAGACCAGGGGTAAAGCTTACGGTAAGAAATAAAGAAAAATTCTGCTACGATCTTAAAATAAACACAAGATCATATAAAATAATCCCTTCAGAAAAAAATACGATCCATGAATTAACGAATTTTGGTATAAACTCTAATGGAAGTTTCTCTAGCCAAATAGGTAAGGATGATATAGCAATGACACTAGTTAATCTCAACTGTGTATTCGACAATGGGGATTTTCAAGAAACAGTATCAGAACTATATGATGTTATTCCTGAAAAATTTAGAAATCTTATAGAGGAAAGACTAAACGATTCAGTAGAAGAGATACAAAATAGAAATAATGAGATGTCAAACTATACTTTCTTGAATGGCCTCCTTGATTCCTAAAGAAAGAATGATATATACATAGAAAAAGAAGTCTAAAGAAGCGAACTTCTTCGATATATAAAAAAAATAAAAATTAGAGATGGCCAAACAAGTTAAACTTGACTTATCACAATTCAAAGCATCTGGTGTTTACACTTTGGAGTTTGATGCTTCGGAAAATATTATAATCAATCCACAAACAATTCGTTTGGTTGTTGGTTATTCTAATATTGGACCTTTTAATACTCCAGTATACTGCCCGGACATCACAACTTTTCAAGCAGTTTTTGGAGGAATTGATAAAGCCCTAGAGAAAAAAGGATCTTTTTTCCATAGATCTGTACTAACATGTTTAGGAAGTGGACCTGTATTTGCATTAAATCTTAGAATACTTAATAATACAGTAGATGTAAACGGAGATCCTGATTTTGCTGCTGGTGCTGATGTTGCTAGATATCGTGCATTATCTGTTGATACGGAAGAGCAAAATGGTAATAATGCAACAGGAGGATATTCAGATCCATTAACAAAACAAGACAAATTAGTATCTTCTTATTACAACAAGGAGAAATTCTGGTTCCCTGATACTAATTATTTCTTAGCAACTGAAGATACATCAGGATCAAAACCAGATTCTAGAAAGCTATTTAGCTTAGTTAATATAGGACAAAATCCTGTAAGTGTTATTGTTAGAAAATCTCTTGACTCACCTTTCCCTTTAAAAGGATTCGATATTACTGCTAGAGAATATTTTGGAGCAGATAACGTGCCTTCTTTCATGAATCAGTACGATTATCTTTCTGATTGGTTTATTGATGTAATTGCAATTAGCGGTAACTGGACAGATTACCAAGCTTTAGCAAATGACCCAGTTTACAGTGCATATTTCACTTCAAAAGGATTCATTAAGGCACAAATTGATAACTTCTTAGCACAAGACGGAATTAATATCGTTACAACAGTAACTGGTACACTTATTCCTAACTTCGTAGATCAAAACGGTACTCTTAGATACATTCAGACATTGATTAATAACCAAGCTCAAACAACTGGTATCTTCTGTGCAGTTAACGAAGAAGCTTTAGATGATTTAGAAAACAACTCTTCAGTAATTGACTTAGTTGGTCACCACTTAGTTGACGAGATTGGACCGGATGCAGATATCACAACAAATCCTAAGAATCTTAATTTCTTATCGTATAGCCAAAATCTATTTGCAGATTTCACATATTATAAGAACATTGCAGGATCTACTGGAGGTACAGAGATTACAGATACTGGAGTTTCTCCTTCTACTGGATTTGATATCTTACCAGAAACAGGAACTTTAGCAGAAGATACATTATTTAATGCTACTGGAGATGCTGGTATACCTACAACTCTATGGGACACTTACAATGCTTCTAATAGAGATGGCGGAGCTATTTATATCGATACATTATTTACTAACTCTGTAAATCATGACGCTCAGATTACTACATTAAGCTCATTTGTTACTACTGATAATGATGCTCCTGGAGCTAGATGGGTACTTGGTAAAGTTACATCTAACCTACCAACTCCTGGATATTTAGGATTCTATGCTGGAGATCTTGTTAAATTAAAAGTAGTAGAAGCTAAAACAATAACTAATTCAACATTACCTGTAGGACAAAGAACACAAATAAGATTAAGATTATCACATCCTCTTGTTGGTTCTACTGCATCTATAACATACGTTGAGCCTTGGTACGAAACAAACAAAAGTACATTAGATGCTTACCAAATTGGTAGTCCTGACTACTTTGATAATGATGACGTTTTCTTCTCACCTGATATTCCAATAGGAACTGATAGCTATTTAGCTTACGAAAACTCCGCAATGTACAGAGACTGGGTAAAAGGTAATATCAGCGATGGTGATATTGATTGGAAAGATGATACAGGATCACTTCTTCAATATCTTAAGTTTGAAAATAACGTTGATAGAGACGGATTTAATATCCTAGTATGCAGAGCGTATGCTGATGATACATTTACAACACCAGAAGTTATTGCAACTTGGAACACAACTTATGTTAGTTCGCTTCCTATAGGTACAAACTTAACAACAGGTTTAAGCTTTAATGTCGTTTCAACTAACGGTAATCTTAGCGATTATGTTGATATTATTACTCAGTTAGCACCTAACATTATTGAAATGACAGTTGCTGAGGCTAATTCATCGGGTATTAAAGTAGGAGATCTATTAGTTTCTACTGACACTCAGACTTATGATAATCCGTTAACTGAAAATTTACAGTCTAGACTAACAAGAGTACTTGAAGTTAAAACTGTAGCTTCTGCTTCTTCACCTGGAGTTTATACAATCCAAGTTAAGACAGAAAGACCTATTCAGCTTTATCCTGGTACAACCACAAGAGTATGGAAGTTCAAATCTGTACAAGAGTTTGTTACATCATTCAACTTTACGTATCTACCAGGAGCAGCTATTAAAGCAGCTTCAGTTCCAAATGGAACAGATGTAAGAATGAATGCTATTTTAGATGTACTTTACAATACTAACTTAGCTAGAACTCTTGCAGACACTGACGTTATTACATTCAGATATGTGGTAGATACATTTGACGGAGGTATTCAACCAAACTGTAAATACCAACTTACAAGACTTGCTAAGAACAGACAAAAATGTATGGCAATCTGTAACGTACCCTCAATGCAGAAATTCTCAGAATCACAAGATCCTAGATTTACTTCTGCACCTACTGCAACAGATCCAGCACCAATTTTACAAGCTAGATATATCGCAGACGGAGGTAATTTAAGTTTAAATCCTTCATTCACATTCTCTCTTCCTGACGAAGATCAAGGAGCTAAATTCTCTGGATTCTTCTCTCCGTTCTTAACGATTAGAGATAACGGTAAAAACTTAAACGTTCCACCAGCACCATACGTATCTAATAACTTCATCCGTAAGTTTATCACAGGTGAACCTTATTCAATCGTAGCAGGTGTTAAAAGAGGTATTATTTCAGCTGGTAACTTAGTTGGACTTGAGTATGACTTCGATCTTCAAGATAGAGAATACTTAGAGCCATTTGGTATCAACCCAATCATCCGTAAAAGAGGAGTTGGTGTAGTTATCTACGGTAACCAAACAAGCTACCAAAGAACTAACTCAGCATTTAATAACTTACACGTTAGAGATTTATTAATCACAGTAGAATCTGCAATTGAAGAGATCTTAGCAAACTACGTTTTCGATTTCAACGAAGATTCAGTAAGACTTGAGATTAAAACTTTAGTAGACAACTACTTAACTGGAGTAAGATCAGTAGGAGGTATTTATAACTACTTAACTATTATGGACTCTTCGAACAATACTCCTGCAATCATCGATCAAAATATCGGTATCATCGACGTTATTATCGAGCCTGCAAGAGGAATTCATAAGTTTATTAATAGAATGACCGTTACTAGAACAGGTGGTATTGCTTCTGGAGGATTTATCCAATTTAGTTAATAAATTTGATGATCAAAAAGAATGTTAAATATATAAAATAAAAACATGGCAGGATTACCACACTATTCAAGTTCGAAGGCTTCTATTAACAAGTTCGAACCAGTTTTCCTCAACCAGTTTGAGGTTACTATAAGTCCACCTACAGGTGTGGCTATTCCGCAAGGAAATCCTGGAAGTAATAATATACTTTTAGAACAAGTAACTAGAGTTTCTGGATTACAGGTAGATCAAAACCCTGGAGAAATAACACAGCAATATAAATTTGCTAAAAGATATTACGCGGGAGCAGCTCCTCAAAGAACTGGTTTAGATTGTGATATAGAGTTTGAAGTCAACTTAAATGATGACAATTCAATGTATGTTTTTAAAGTACTTCGTCAGTGGTCAGATTTAATTTACAATCCTCTAACAGGTGCAATGGGATTAAAAGCAAACTATGCGGGTAATATCCTAATCAACGTCTTCAATAAACAAGGAGATGTTTATAGAAAGATTAACCTTAGAGATTGCTTTCCTAGTACACCTATTCCTGAGATGGCTTTAAATTACACTCAAACGTCTATTTACAAATTAAATGTTACTTGGGCAGTTGATTACTTTGATGACGTATTTATATAATTAAAAAGAAATGGCAGGATTACCACATTTTAGCTCCTCAAAGGCAGCGGTTCAATTATACGAACCAGTTTATCTTAACCAGTTCGAGGTTATTATTCAACCTCCAGTTGGTGTAGGAAATCCGCAAGGAAACGGCGGAAGAACACTACTAGTAGAAAACGTTCTATCAGTAGCTGGTCTTGCAGTTGATAAAAACCCAGGAATAGCAGAACAAAGATACAAGTTCTCTAAAAGAAGATATGCAGCAGCAGCTGTTGATGATACTGGTGTAAAAGTTAGAATTGATTTTGAAACTAACTTAGACGATAACAACAGTAACTATGTGTTCAAAACACTTAGACAATGGTCTGACTTAGTTTATAATCCTTTAACTGGTGCTACTGGTATAAAATCTACCTATGCTGGAGGAACTTACATACTTGTCTCTATCTTCAATAAACAAGGAGATGTATTTAGAAGAGTTAAATTAGTTAATTGCTTCCCAGTAGATCAAATTAAAGCAATGGACTTAGATTACACAAACGGAACAACACCTTACAAAATATCACTATCATTTAGAGCAGACTATTTTGAAGATGTATTCAATTAATTCTTAGCATTTCTTAGCATTTTCTTAAAATAAATATATAAATGGAGACCCTGAGTCTCCATTTTTTATTTTAATCGATTAGGAAACTTAACGATAAAAAGTAGTAAAAGAAATATAAGCAAATGAAATGGCTGACAATATAGACGACGAATTATTAAATGAACTTAGCAAAAGGGAAGAAGGTTCAAAATTTGAGTACGATCAATTACAACAAGAATCTACACCAGATCCGGATGTAGATAATGTAAATATCCCATCTTGGATCCCACAAGATTATCAAAAGCCTTCAGCGGAGCAATTAATAGAAAAAGCAGATCAAAATAACAATCTTAATCTAGGAAAATCTACTAGAGTTCCAATGGGCATGGAAAGTGAATGGAAGAATCTTCCACCAGAATCTTTACCTTCTAAAGGATTTGGGTATCCAGAAGGATTCGAAATTGCTATTAAACCTGCATCTGTTAAAGAGATTAGACATTTTTCCACAGTAGATGATGACGATAGAATAGATTTAGACGACAAGCTAAATACTATACTATCTAAATGTATGAAGATAAGATGGGACGGTGGATTCCTTGAAAATTATGATCTATGGTATGAAGATAGATTTTTCATTATAATGTCTATAAGAGATCTAACATTTATTAAAGGTGAAAATAGAATACTTCTTCCATTAACTAAAAATTGTACAAAACCTGATTGTAATATAGCAGATCAGATAGAATTAAAATCTAATCTTCTAGATAGCTTTGTAATAGATCCAGAGCTGCTAAAAAGATATAATAAAGATACCTATTCTTTTAGATTTATTCCAAAAGACGGAAGCCCAGAAATGGATCTTTATATTCCTACTGTAGGTGTTACTACTTTATGTAGAAAAATACTTTCGGAAAAAAGAAAGAAAGGAAAAAAATTCGATGAGAGCTTCTCAAAGGTTGCAAGTTTTATTATTCCGGATTGGAGAAATCTAGATGAAATTCTTTACGATCAATATGAAAGAGCATCTAATGAATGGTCTCCTTTACAATTTTCAATTGCGGATCAGATTAGCGAAAAAATAAATTTTGCAACTAAATCAAGAATCTATAGTAAATGTTCTAGCTGTGATGGGGAGGTCACAGCAGAAATATCATTTCCCAGAGGATACAGATCCCTTTTCGTTATTTCAGATATCCTTAGCCAATTACTTTGATATCAAATTTAGATTATGGGAAGAGTTTAAGCTATCAATAGATTCTTTAGAAGCTTTACCTTTCTACGAATATCAAATCTATATAGATAAGCTAAACGAAAAGATAGAAAGAGATAACAAAAAATCTGAACAAGGAGATTTAGTTGAAGCATTTTCATTTTCAAAGCCAAAAAGTTAAACTTTTTGGCTTTTTAGGTATATAAATAAAAAAAACATTTTGGCAGGAGAAACAGGATCAGGATTTCCAGTTTTTAAAACTGAAGGCGGTGCTTTTGACAGAGCTAAATTTAATGCGGATCTACAGTCTAGCATGGGTGCTAATATAAACCCAGAAACTGCTGATACTTTAAAAGAAGCAAATAGTGTAGGAGATGCAGCAAAGAAATTTTTCAAAGGTTCTTTTGAACAAAATTTAAAAGCATTAGATCCTGCTTATGATCCTAAAAGTGTATTTTATAGAGAAGCTCGTTCGCCTTCAGGATTATATTCGAAATCTCTACAGAATCAAATAGACAAAGGTGAAGCAGTAGACGGAAAAGAAATTTTCGAAATGTCTAAGAAATATGCAGAGAAAAAGATTGCTAATGCAGCAATACTTAAAACTGGTAAAGTTACTGAGATTTTAGAAAATGTTGGATTTGACAGCTTTAAGGATTTTGATGCTTACGAAGACGTAAAAAGCGATTTTGATAGTAAGATCAAAGAGGATAAGTTTAAGTTTGATTCAGTATTAGACGGATTTTGGCTTTTATTAAATGATTTTAATAGCAAAGAGTCAATTCCAGCACAAACATTACAATATCTAAATAATCCGGAGAATAGTGCAATGCTGTCCGCTATAGCTAAAATTCTAGAATCTGAAGGATTCAATAGCGAAAGCGTTTTAGCTATGTCTAAAAAATACGACGAAAGTTTAGCTAAACTTTTA